GTCAGACGCCATGTTGTCTTCGTCGACAAAGGCAGTGACACCAATGGTTCCGTCAGAAATAGTTTCAAAGGTTAGGGTTCCGGTAAACGTAGGCCCTGCTGTGTCAGCTTTGGTTGTAATGGCTGTGGCAATTGCGTCAAACTCAGTTTCAAATTCAGCGCCACGAATAATTTTTCCTGAGTCGCCTGTAGGTAACGAGTCCTTCGCTTCAAAGTCTGTAGTCTTAGTGTAGTTCGACATTGGAAAATCCTATTGCAGAGAAGAAGGAGGAGAAAGGAAAAGGGGCCATTGCTGACCCCCTAAGATCGTTACTCAGCGACTGCGAGTACGAAACCAGCTTCAGGTCGGTATACTTCAACACCGTAGAGGCAGTCAGCCGTGTACAGAGTTGAGAGGTATTCCTGCTTGTACTGAGTCTGTGAACGAACAGCTTGCTGCTCTGCCATGACAATAGCGTCACGGTGGAACAAGAGTGCTGCACGAGTATCAGCAGATCCAGCAGTGTTGTCTGCTGCTGCTTCGATAGTTGCACAGTTGTTTGAGACGTAGATGTCTACACCGTACAGGTTACCGATAAGGCCAGAGCTTACTGCTTGACCAGTTACGAAGTCAGAAGACACGTATCGGTCAACACCCATGATGGTGTTACGAACCGAAGGTGGGATAACAAGTACACGGCTTTCCATTGGTACGTTGTTGTCGTCAAGCTTCTGAATCATGTCACGGAAGAACGCATCGGTAAACACGTCAGCAGGAACGATAGTATCGTCAGTGTACTGAGTAGTTGTACCACCGTCGTTGAAGAAACAACCGCTGTGCTGGTAGTCAGTAGGAGCTACTGAGCCAGAGAACACAACAGAACCACCGTCACCAAAACCAGTACCGCAAGAGTGGAGGTCAGTGTCGATCTTAGTAGCAAGAGCATAACCAGCGTCTTCAGTGTAGAACTGACGGAGGCTAGAAAGCGCCTGTACTTCAACGATGTCTTCGATCAAACGTGAGTACTCGAAGTGACGGTCGATGTCAACAGTCAGTTCGCTCTCAGTGTTTGCAATGATAGTAACTGCAGTGTCGGCAGCCTTAGCATTTGCATCGCCACGAGTTGGCTTTGGAATGTGAAGCTTGTCGCCTTTCTTGCCATTCATAGCGATACGCTTGACAAGTGGAGCCATCTTCAGGTTTTTTTGGTAAGCAGCAATAATCTCATCACTCCAGATTTCTGGAATAAAAGTAGCCGCTTCAGTCTTCGCAGTATTACCCGCTGCACCGGGATAAGTTGCAGTAGCCATGTCAATCTCCTAGATTATTTGACTCGACCCTCCGCATAAGCCGCCATGATTTCATCGGACAAAGCTTGATAACGGTCAGGGTCATTCTTCATAAGTTTAATAATGTCGGCCCTGCGATATACCTTCTTACGACTACCTTCAGCACTACCTCGTGCATTGCCTGTGTTAGCTGCCTTAAGTGTCTGCTTACGTGCCTGTTTTTCAACTTTGGCAGTCTGCTGTGCTACTGTTTTACGTTCTTTCCAGAGTGTAAACAGTTCGTCAGCAGATTCAGCATCGTACTGTTGGTCAGCTTGTACAAACAACTGAGTCCTAATTTTAGAAGCTTTGATCCATTCTGCAAATTTGGGATCACCAAGGATTGTTTGCATATCTGGATGCTTGTTTTGAAGCGTAGCCAAAGATGACTGCTTCTTGTACTGCTCTGAGTACTCTTGTGCTTCTCTTATCTTAGGATGGTTCTCAATAGCACGATTGACAGCGCCTTGAGGATCTGTAAAATAGTCTATATCGTCTTCAGGCTCAACGTATTGTTGAGGTGCTGGTGGTTGCGTTTGAGTACTAATGTAATCATCTACAACCTTACGAAGTTCTCCTACCTCAGAAGACTGACGACCCAATAACTTTTCAGCTTCTTGGTGCATCTGTACAACTTCTTCTAGAGACTTATTTTGGTACTTCTCTGGTAGGTTTGGTTCTTCTTGAGGTTGCTCAACTTCCTCTTGGGGTTGTTGAATCTCATCAACTTCGTTTTCAATGGTGTCCACGTTGTCCTCTTCAGGCTGTGGATCAAGCATCATAGCTTTTGACATAATTAAACTCCGTGATTATAATCATTGTGGAGATTTCTTTCTACCTGCTTTTTCGTGTTCTCGTACCCACTTCATGTGCTGACCGGGGAAGTCCCCAGTAGAGCCATCAAGGTGAAAAGACGGGGCAGATACCATTCTTGTAGAGGGTTCGCCACAGGTTTTGCACCTACTTTCTGTGACGTTATCCTTTACAAATTCTTCTGTGACATGTCCGTTAGTACAACGGAAGTCGTAGATTTTATACATCTACTGGGCCTTCTTCTTCTACTTCAGCTTGCTCTCTGGCAACCTCTATAGTACCCTGTAGATTGATTACTGTTGCAAAAGCAGCTACCTGACCTTTACGAAAGAAGAGATCTTCTACGTCTTTTACAGTCTGTATATCTGCCAACTGTTGTGCGTTTGTGGAAAGCTCTTGCAAGAGTTGTTTGAAACCTTCGTGATTGAAGAGTTCGTTGTAGTTGTCGAAGTAGGTTTCAAGCTCTGGAGTCATAGTTTCCTCTAATGTTGTTAACTATAGTTTTATTATATCATACTTTTTAGCAGTTGTCAAGCATTTCTTGTAGATTTCCTACGTTTGCCTGAAGCAGTAACTGCATGTGCTATACGCTTAGGTCCTGTCTTACGTCGTGCAGAAGAAGCCTTTTCAGCTTTAGTCATCTTAGCCGCAACAGCTTTAGGACGACAAGAGGGGTACGGGCGTTTAGACTCACCCTTCTTTGCAGACTTACGTCCACAAGGTTTGCCTGTCTTAACGTCTACCCACTCCTCATTAAACCACTTCTTGAGGGCAGCACCTTTCTTACTTTTTCTTACGGCCACTTTTGTTACCCCAGTTCTTAGCGCCGACTTTGCGGCATTTGGCTACAGCACCAGAGGCGTATGCAGAAGGCCAGACCTTGTATCTAGACTTGACCTTTTTTGCACAAGCGTCGTTAGCTTTCTTAGTTTTAGCTTTAGGCATGGTTACTTACCCTTTGGCTTCTTTACTTTCTTCTTTTTACCGCCATATGCGCTGCTTCCGTATCCCATGATACTCTCCTTACTTTTTGTGAACTTTCTGGACTTCAAAGTTTGCAGACTTAGACGCACCTTTGTGTGGTTTGTAGCCGTCTGCAGGGTCTTTCATTAGTTTATAACCTTTGCCACTCTTCATCCAGTGATGGCCTTTAGGTGCATTGACTTTCATTTTTTAGGCAACCTTACTTCTTTACCATCTTGAAAGTAACGAATACCTTTTCCAGTGCCACGTACGTCAACACTACGACTCATGTCAGCAACAGGCAAACCGTTACCTTTGTTTAAATCTACGTTGGCTGTTTCATAGCCTGCTGCAGTTGCAACCGAACCTGCTCCTACTGCTTTACGCTGTCCTTCACGATAGGTGCGTTGACCTTTAGTAGCTTTTTCAGTTTTTTTCTGGTTAGGCTTCTTTTTTGTTGTAAGGTCTTTGCCGTGTTTTTTAGCACCTTTTGCAACTTTTTCAGCTACTTTAGCTGCACCTCTGATTACTGCTCCTGCTGCCATTGTTATCTCCTTACCATTTCTTACACGACCAGTATCGTGCCGTTAGTTTACTAGGTGGATTAGTGTCACACTTGTGACGTGCCCTGAACGACTTACGACGTGCAGGTTGGTCTTTCTTAATAGTCATTTTAGCGTCACCAAAACGAATAGTCTTAGTTTTGTCACCTTCCTTGGCTACTACTACAAACTTCTTCGTTGGGTGGCTAGGCGTCCGCTTTGGCTTGTTGTACCCGCTTACGCCCGCCCGTGCTAGTTTTGGGTCCTTGGACTTTGGCATTACTGAGTTCCTCCACTTTGGTTTCCAAGTGGTCCACCTTGGTTTGTAGGTCCGCTAGGTGTTGGAATGTTCCTTGGAAGTGGTTGTGGACTTGGTTGAGTAGGAGTTGGAGTTCCCGGTCGGTTAACATTTGTTTTACCTTCTATCTGCTTTTCTTTGAGGAGAGTATCAGCCACTTTCATACGGCGTTCAAACTCTTTATCTTCTGCGTCACCTTCACGAAGGTTTCGGGTGACAGCGTTAATACGGTCGATTTCAAGTTCCTGAGGCACTGCTTGGGCTTCTGCAGCCAGCTTAGTAGCTCGTGCTTGTGACTCTTGAGCCTGAGCAGACAGTGCTGCAGTTTGTGACTGCTGGAACTGCATTTGCAACTGTTGTGCTTGTTGTTGCATTTGCTGCTGCTGCGGGTTAGGTTGCATAGCTTGTTGCATAGCCGTAAGAAGCTCTTCACGGTTAGACAAGTTCATGTTGTCAATAA